ACAACACCTTTGGCCAATGATCTTGTGCTTGTTGCTGTGTCTATCGGCGCCAACAGCAATATTAATCCATCATTGGCCGTTACAGGATATACATCAATTGCAGAATTATATGCATCAGATAGTCAATCAGCAGATTTGTTTGTCGGCTATAAATTTATGGGAACAACTCCTGATACAAACTTCACTCGTCCTCAAACAGGCAACACCCAACATGCAGGTGCATATGCTATTCATGTCTGGAGAAACGCTGATCTAACAACACCTCTAGATGTAACTAGAACTGTTACTCAAGGTTTAAATACTGCTATTCCCAATCCATCAGCAATAACACCCGTAACTGCCAATACTCAAATTGTTGTTGTTGCTGCTTCTGCACATCTAGCAGGTAATCCTACGTTTACTGCTTCTTATTTGAGTAATTTTATAACAGTAGGAAGTGCTGACAACGTTGATACTACAATCGGTGTTGGAAACGTAGCATGGACAAGCGGTTCGTATGATCCTGCTGCTTGGACATTTGGTGGCACGGACAGTGTAAACTATTCATATGCTGCTGCTACTATTGCTTTGAGACCAAGAACTCTAACAATTCCTATATATGGAAATAGAAAGAATTCTGGTGTATGGAATCTAGAGGCTGCTTATGATTACTCATTTTCCCAATATACTCCGCCAGGTCAGGTACTATTCACGACAACAGGCACACAATCTTGGACAGTTCCAGTAGGCATCACCGAAATCTCTGCTGTAGTTGTCGGTGGTGGCGGCGGTGGAGGCGGCGGCGAATCAGGTAGAAATCAAGGTGTATCAGGCGGTGCCGGTGGTGGTTTATCATATGGAACAATTGATGTAACTCCCGGAGAAACACTAACAATTGTTGTTGGTACTGGTGGTACTGGAGGCACTACTGGTAATGATGGTAATGCCGGTGGCGCTTCATCAATTTCAAGAGGAGTAGATGTGCTTCTACAAGGTGGCGGTGGTGGAGCAGGGCAAGAAAGAAGTACTGGTACAGTAACAGGCGGCACATCAACAGGCATAAAACGTCTTGGTGGTGGCGCTGGAGGTAATAGCGGTGGCAACTCTACTGATACTGGTTCAGGTGGTGGTGGTGCTGGTGGCTATGGTGGTCCTGGCGGAGCTGGTGGTACTACAGGCGCAGGATCAAACGGCAGTGACGGTGGCGGCGGTGGCGGTGCTACTAACTCGGGTCAAGGCTATGGTGGCGGCGGCGCCGGAATTTTTGGATCAGGTGTCGGTGGTAGTACAGGCGGGCCATTCAATGGACCTACTGGTGGTGTAGGTGCCATAGGCGGATCTACAGGAACAAGACCTGCAGGAGGTAACTATGGCGGTGGTGGTGGCGCTTGTGATGATGACACGAATGGATCTGGAGGCAATGGCGGCCAAGGTGTTGTTCGTATTGTGTGGGGTCCAGGTAGAACATATCCAATAGGTAGTTTGGAGGATAGATACTAATGTCAGGTCGTTATGGTGGTTACACAGGCGGTAGAAAAAAACTTCTTTACGATTTTAACACATTAAAATCTGAGTCTGCGCTTCAAGCTGACGGCGCTATTACGCCAAACAATTTTGATTATACTTCAGGTAAAGGCATATGGTCTCTCGGTTCTACAAATCAATTTCCTAAGTCTACAAACAAAACAGTTGCTTCAGGACTAATATCAGAACTATTTACAGTAAAAGGGCAAAATAATGCTTGGACTCAGAGAACAATTGATATTTCCAGATATGCTAACAAAACAGCCAGAGTTGTTTTCCGATACATAAATAAGAACGAAAGTGAAGTTGCTGATCTTCAGTTAGATTTGATTGTTTTATCTGGAACGACTTACAGTTTTGAAAATATAAGTGAATCGTTTCAAACCACGACAACGGATACAAAAAGTTATTCATCTGCAACATGGACAACAGTTTCGGTTGCTACAACTAACGGCAGATGGAATGTTGATACGGGCGGCACGCCCACAACAAATGCGGCCAGAACAGATGCGGCTGGAGGCACTTATTATGTCTATGCAGAAACAACTGGTACCACAACAACAAGCGATTATAATTTTTGGTTAAGAAGTCCTGCCCTTGCTCTAGGTGCATCTCCAACTTTTACATTTTACGAAGCAAGAGCCGGAGCATCAACTGGCGAACTATACGTATACCTTGACATTACAGGATAAGAAAATGCTATACAGTAAAAACGGATCATATCCAACTAATATTCCATTTCGCATTAAACTATCTAATGGTTTGACTCGTACTGATCCAACAAGTTTTACACCTGAAGAGATTGCTGACGCTGGATATATTACGGTTGAAGATCCACCATCACACGTTCCAGATACGCAAATTCTTGAGTGGTCAGGTACTGCTTGGAATGTAAGAGATAAGACCGAGCAAGAGTTAGGACTAGAACTTGAACGTAAATGGCAAGAGATTAGATCACAACGCGATTATATGCTATCCCTTTTAGACTGGAGATTCCTTCGTCATCAATCTCAAATTAGACTAAATATTACATTGACAGATAGTATTGAGACTTTGGACACGTATGCTCAATCTTTGCGTGACATTACACTTCAATCTGATCCGTATAATATTGTGTGGCCTACTGCTCCATTTTAATTTGATAAATATAAGAAAGTAAAAAAGAGACACATAAATGGCAATTCCATCAAATAGAGAACAGCATAAAGATTGGTGTCTTAGACAGCTAGGGCATCCTGTTATTAATATCAATGTTGATGATGATCAGGTCGATGACTGTGTAGACGCATCTTTACAATACTTCCAAGACTTTCATTTTGATGGAGTTGAACGCTGGTATCTAAAGCATGAACTCACTGCTGAAGATATTAGTAATGGATATGTACCAATTACAGACAACATCATCGGCGTAACCAGAATATTTCCAATTTCGTCTACCAATGCCTCAGTCAATATGTTTGATTTGCGATATCAGTTGCGCCTCCATGAACTCTATGATTTTACCAGTACATCTTATGTAAACTATGTTCTAACGCAACAGCATATTAGAACACTAGATATGATGTTTTCTGGTGAGCAACCAATTCGATTCAATCGTCATTCAAATAAACTATATCTTGATATGAACTGGGCAATGAATCAAGCAGGAGAATGGTTAATCATTGAAGGATTTATCATCATCAATCCATCTACATACACCGATGTTTGGAATGATCGTATGCTTAAGCGTTTAACAACAGCTTACATTAAACGTATTTGGGGTAATAACATGAAGAAGTTTGGTGGAATGCAGCTTCCAGGTGGTGTTACCATGAATGGTCAGCAAATCTATGATGAAGCAACAACCGAAATTAATGAAGTTGAACAGTTGATCCGCGATACCTACGAAGAACCACCTCAGTTTATAATGGGGTAATCAATGGCAACCTCAGTATATTTCAATAATTTTTCTCCATCTGTTATCAATGAGAATATGCTTCTTGAAGACTTGATTGTGGAATCAGTTCAGATTATGGGGCATGATGTTAAATATCTTCCAAGAGAAGTGTACGATCAGGCTGACGATGTTCTTGGAGAAAGCGTAAACTCTAAGTTCACACGCGCGTACGGTATTGAAATGTACCTAGCTAACGTTGAGGGTTACGAAGGTGATGGCGACTTTTTCTCTAAGTTCGGATTAGAAATTCGTGATACTTCTAACTTTGTTGTATCGCGCAGATCATTTGAAAAGTATGTTCCTTCTAATACTGCTACAAGACCACGCGAAGGCGATTTAATCTTTGTTCCTTTATTAGGAAAAATTTTCGAAATAAAGTTCGTTGAAGAAGAACTAATGTTTTTCTCGCTCGGTAAGAGAGCACCATATATCTACGAATTGCGTTGTGAAGTGTTCCGCTTCAGCAATGAAGATTTCGAAACTGGTGATGAAGTAATTGATGATATGGAACATGCGGCAGCATATACTGTATCTCTCACGCTTGGTACGGGCACAGGAAACTACTTTAAAAACGAAATTGTATATCAAGGTTCAAATCTTGCTTATGCTACTGCCTCAGCCGAAGCTAAACATTGGATTCCAGAAACCAAAGTAATTGAAGTTATCAATGTTAAAGGTGAGTTTACAGCAAACGCTAACGTTATAGGCACTCAATCAAATACAAGATACAGATTAACAAGCTCAGATACTCTAGCGGATTTGGTAGATTATGATGATTCCGATAACCGTATCATTCAGACCGAAGCGGATACGTTTATTGACTTGTCCGAAATCAATCCATTTGGAGTACCGTAATGTTAAGTAATGCTTATTTCTATCATCAATTAACACGAAAGTACGTTATTCTTTTTGGTAATATGTTCAACAACATTACTATCAAAAGAGTGAACAAAAATAGTGGAGTTGAGATAGAAAGATTTAAGGTTCCTATTGTTTATGCTCCAAAAGAGAAGTATTATGCTCGTCTAAGAGCGGATCCTGATTTGGAAAGACCAGTTCAGGTTATTCTGCCTCGTATGTCTTTTGAGTTGACTAACTTTGCTTATGACTCCTCTAGAAAACAAAACTCACTACTAAGATCAGGCGTTGCTGCCAATACTGCTACAAGAGGTGCCACACAGTATATGGGTGTGCCGTATGACTTGTCTTTTGATTTGCAAATCTACGCTAGAAACGTGGACGATGGAACACATATCATAGAGCAGATTATACCATATTTTAATCCTGACTATACTGTCACAGTTGAAACTATTCCAGCATTAGGATTCAAGAAAGATGTTCCTATTATCCTAAACTCAGTCTCAAACATAATCGAACACGAAGGAAACTTCGATGCTGTTCGTTATGTTTCGTGGACTCTAAACTTTACCATGAAAGCCAATTACTATGGCCCAGTCCAGTTGCCTAAGATCATTCGTAAGGTATTTGCCAACATCTATAATGATGAGAGTTTGAAAGCAGGCAACATCATTAGACTTAATGTCACGCAACCCGCTGGAAATGGCAATTTTAAGCTTGATGATGTTGTTTATCAGGGTTCAAATTATAATACAGCAAATGCTTATGGATATGTGTTAGAGTGGGACAGAAATAACTTAAAACTGGTGTTAGGCGGCGCACAAGGACAATTTGTTGTAAATAATACAATCAGAGCGGTATCAACAAATGCTGTCAGCACAATGTCCAGCTTTGAAGTAACACCTCTCAAGTTGGTTGAAATTAAGATTGAACCAGATCCAATTGATGCTGAACCAACAGAAGATTTTGGATATACTACAACAATTACAGAATGGCCTGAAACAGAATGAAGAATAATGATGTATTAAGCGAAGCACTTGGTATTGAAAACGCAGTAGAGATTATACCGCCAAAAGCACCAGAACCTATCATCAATACTCCACACGAAGATGATGATATCAAGGCCGACTACAATCTCTCACGCAGAACATTCCGCGATCTTATCAACAAAGGCAACTCCGCGATGGAAAGTTTAACCGATCTTGCTAAGGAGTCGGAATCTCCGCGCGCGTATGAGGTATTGGCCACTATGATGAGAACCGTCGCTGATACCACCAAAGACCTTTACGATCTACAAAAGAAGACTAAAGATTTGAAAGGTCAAGATAAGAACGATCAACCAAGCGTTAATGTTGAGAAAGCTGTCTTTGTTGGTAGTACCGCCGACTTACTAAAAAAAATAAAAGAGAATAAAGAAGAGTGACAAAGGGGTATAACAATAACCCAAATCTTCCGCGTGAAGATTTTAGACATGCTTTTACTCAAAAAGAAATGGATGAGTTCATAAAGTGTGCGAATGATCCTGTATACTTTGCCATGAACTATATGAAAATCATCAACGTTGATCATGGTCTAATGCCATTCCGCATGTGGGATTTCCAGCAGGACATGTTGATGAAGTTCCATACCAATCGCTTCTCCATCTGTAAACTTCCGCGTCAGGTTGGTAAGACAACAACATCTGTTGCTTATTTGCTACACTACATTCTGTTCAACGAAAATGTTAACGTGGCTGTTCTAGCTAACAAGGCGGCGATGGCCCGCGAAATCTTAGGTCGACTTCAGTTAGCTTTTGAATACCTACCTCGTTTTCTTCAGC